TCTTTAGAATCTTTTAAATCTTGAATTTGTTGCCAATTTTTTTCTGTTGCTAATGATGCTTGACTCCCCCATTCATCGCCACTTAAAAAGTTCAATGCTTTTTGTAAATCTTTCTTTTTATTTGGGTCTAATCCTAAAATAAGAGCCATTTCTTTAGCCGCATCATATAATTCCGTAACGTCATCAACAACTCCCGATGATGTATCTATTTTACCACCATTTAAATTATCATCTGCATACTTATTTATATTAGATATTTTCCCCCAATTTTTTGTGTTTAATTTTTGTTGTTCAAGGGCTTTTGCTAAATTAGTTTGATATGTAGAAGTTTGTGCATTTTGTTCTGCAATTTTATCTAATTCTGATAATTCATTATTATCAGTTACTTTATTATGATTTTGATTTATAAAACCTGCATCATTATTCTTATTAATATTAGGATTACTAATAGTTACAGAGTCTGCCGATGTATCGTCCCCCCAGTCTCTAAGTTCCTGTTCTTTTTGTTCTTGTGTTTTTGCTGATTGAGACCCACTACTACTAGTACTACTTGAATAACTACCTGTATATCCAGAATTTTGTCCAGTATGAGTTGCCTTCGTGCCCATACCATGCCAAGGTGCGTGTGCCATTACTCTTTATCTCCTACATTTGAGGCCATTCTATATTCCTCCTTGAGGTTCTTGAGGCGTACCAGTGAAGCCAGACTCCCCTGCTTGTGGAACATTTCCGACTCCGATTTCGCCACCCCCAACGCCTTGTACGTTTGGTTGATTTGCTCCTGCAGGTACTCCTGTAGGACTTCCCATGCCTCCGGGTTGTTCACCAGTGGGCTGAGTTTCTGGGCCTGTGCCTTGAACATTTGCTAATCCTCTCAATATATCTGCAAAGATTGCCGCTTCATTCATATCATTTACTAAACTTTCTGGGTCAATATCCTGTGATATTGCCAGTTCTCTCATTAAGTTTGGTATTTTTACAAATGGAGCCAACATTGGGTTTGATACTGTTTGTAATAAAGTAGTTAATCTTTGCGTTCTAACTTCTTTTTGCATTACTGCGGAAGTACCTTTAGGTTTAATTTCTAAATCACCAATTACTTCTGGTGTTTTACCAAATTGCATATTCCATTGGAACATTGCTTCTCCTAGGGGCTTTAATAAATAGTCATCAACATTTTTTATAACTGTTTTTATTGACAACCCTGCCGAAGACATTATCATAGATAATCCTGCGGCTGTTCTTCCAGTACCTGTTACTCCTGTCTGTCCGTGTGATATAGAAGGTATTCCTGTTTCTTCATCGGCTAGTTGCCTAGCTTTATCATACATCTGGACATTTTCACCTGCTGTATTGGGAAATTTAATTCCATTTATAGCTGTACCAGTTACTCCCGATTGTCGTCTAAATATTTTTCCGGGGAATATATCCATACTTTGTCCCGGAACTAATTGTGTTTCATCAATATCAAATACTAAATTACCTGCAAGTGCTAAATTATCAATTGCCATTCTAATATGACCATTCATTAATAATTGTGCGTCTTCCATATTTTCTGCAACGCCAATTCCAAAAAATTGATAGGGATTTAATTCATATGGAAATGCTTGATAAGGTATTCGTTCTGGTGTAAATGGATTCATTACAGCACGTAAAACTTCATTTCCACAAATCCATACATTAACTTGTACTGATTTCAAATCTGTCATCCCTTGTGGAATAGACATTCCCATTTCTTCACATAATGAAGCATCACAATTACCCCAGTATTCATATACTTCGTATCTATTATCTACATACGTTGGGTCGTTAATACCATGAATTGTTTGTTCGTAATGTTTTTCTTCATAATTTGGCCCTATATCTAATGCTTTTAATATAGCATCATTATCAAAATAAGGTCTATTAGATAAATCTCTTAATTGTTCTCTATTTAATCTATGTCTTTCAATAACGTATTCACAATCTTCTATACTTGTAGCAGACGGGTCTGGAAAAAAATTCCAACACGATACAGCTTCAATTTTTGGTACCTCTTTATCATAAGGAGTATATTGTTTTTCTTCTCCTGTACCTTGCCATTTGTGAACAGTTTTTGTATAATTAAAAGGCCCTTTAATAATTCCTGTACCTAATAAAGCACATTCAAATATAGAATGCCTCAATACATTTACAGCAGAAGTATCTTGTAACTGGTCATGGATTAATTTTTCCATTTTACGAGCAGTTTCTTGTGCAGGACTAATTTGAGGTTCTCCCATTTTAGCCGCACCTTCTTGTAGATTTGCCCCTGCAAATTTTCCTGCCATTCCACCCAAGAAAGAATTAGATTCCGTTGCTTCCATAGCACCCGGTTCTAATGTTTTTCCATCACCTTCAAATCCATAAGGGTCTGGAGTCGGTGGTGTAGGCGGAGGTGACTGGGGTGTTTGTAAATGTGCAAACTCAGCCACACCTTCTGGTACAGGAGTAGCTTCCACTGATAGCGGAAATTTACTATTTGCAAATAATATATCTGCAATCTGTCCATAAGCAGAAAGAACTTTTACTTTTGTTATTTTTACAAAGACTTTAGATTTTTCAGAAGAACGAAATTGTGTAGTACTATCAAAAATACCACGATAATTTTTATAGGCTTTTAGCCATCGTGATTCATCTTCATTCTTCCCATCTTCAGCGGATGTAAATTTTCTTTTAACATGAGCAACTAATCCCGGAATATTTTCGGCATTATCTATCTCTCTGGCTTCATCTGTTTTATCTAAAGCCATTATTTTCCTTTATTAAATTAATAATCTTTTTTATCTGCACCCATAGCTGTTAAGCCTTGGCCTTTATTTTTTTTACCGGCTTTACCATCTGAACCACTAAACTCACCTTGTTTAAATCGTTTTGTAGAAAACGCTTCTGGTTTAGCATTAGATGATTTACCACCGGCATCAGAAAATTCACCGTGTTTATACTTTTTTGTATAACTTGACATGATATCTGGCCCATTCATATTTTTCATAATTACTCCTAATAATCTTTTTCGTTTGCCATCTTATAAAACGATGGTTCAACTTGGTTTCTATTTTTTGTTGGAAACATATCTTTTCTATCTTCCCACGATGGAATTTGACCTTTTATGTCTAACTCCTTACCAACAGGTTTGCCTTTTGGATAATCAGCACCAAGGTCTCCCTGTTTGTATTTTGTTAATACTGGTTGTGGCATTTAGCCCTCCTTAATTTTAGTTTTTAAATAATCTAATAATTCTGGATTATCTACAAATACTGTTGTTAAACCATTAGTTAAACCATTAACTAATTGTTCTTCTTCTTTATCACCCAATTCTATATTCCATTGATAGACAACTGCGTGTAAAATCTCATGTAAAATTGTATTCGCATGAGAAACTCCCTTTTCTTCTTCGGTATAACCGATAACTCCTTCTTTAGCAAAGAACTGTCCATGTGCTTCATTAGCATTAGCAACAGTCTGTTTCCATTTTTCTAACTTGTAATCTCTGTAGCCAATTTTTATAGATTGGGGTATTTTATAATCTACTTTGCTGTTCAAACTGCTCCGTTTCTTCTGGCATTAGTTCGTTAACCTGTTCGTCTTGTGATGTGTCATTACCTAACATACTATTTATCGATTCTGTTTCTTTAGAAATTGTAGGTTCAAATACTCCAAATAATTTACCACTTTCACTTGTTGGTAAAAAACCTTCTTTTCCACCAAAAACTTCATTAATAACTTGTATAGGTTCAATAGGTGCTAATACTCCTGCCGCTTTAGTTACTTTTGAAAGTAGTGCTAATATTGTTGCTAATTTACCTACTTTACCTGTTTTGTTTATTGCTAATTTAATTTTATCACTGTTTGCTCTTGGTAGTTCTGTATATTTATTTCCCGATACAGATGTTTGAGATTTTTTTAATTCCGGCTCATCAACAATAGTTACTTTTGGCTGTACTTGTGGTTGTATTGGCTGTTTAGTAACAACTGGTTGTGTTGTTGTTGTTGTTTGTGTTGGAATAATTTCATCAACTTGCTGACTTACTGATGTTCCTGCTTTTCCTATAACTTTAAATTTACCTTCTGTAAATGATACAGCATCTTCAGTTGTTTCAAAGCCTAATTGTATAAATAAATCTTTATCTAATGTACTAAGTGCTTCTACAACACTTTTACTTTTTAATGCTGTACTTGTTGTACCTTTTTGATAAATTGATTTTGTACCTTTTACAGTATGCCCCATTAAATTATCAACAACATCTGATGATATTCCTAATGCAGATGCTCTCATAGAAAACGCCCTTCGTAAATCTTCAAGAGTCATTGCTCTATTAGCATTTTTTACTGTATCAAGTATTTCAATTTTATTTAAAGCACTATTTATATTTTTACTATAATGACTTGCTAAATTAGATGCTTTTATTTTGGGCTTACTAAATATTGCCGTACCAGTTGTACTTATATTTGTCTGTTGTTGTAATAAAGTTTTTACAGAATCGGATATAGGTATTTGTACTGCTCCTGCACCTTTACCAGAATATGTAGTTATAGTATTATTAACAAAATCAATATCACTAGCTTTTAATCTAACTAAATCAGTTTCTCTAATTCCTGTTAGTAACATAATTTTTGCTAATCTTCTTGAATTAGGGTCTTTTATATTTTTTAATTGTTGTGCAACATTTTTATATGTATCTGATTCAAAAACAGGGCCTCTTCCTAATTTTTGACCTTGAAGTATTAGTGGATTATCTTTACCAAATGCAGACGCCGCATTATAACCTTTTTGACCTACAGTATTACCTATTGCACCTTGTATAGATTTCCAAAAATCTGTTGCCGCACCCGGTTTGCCTTTAAACCATGCTTGATTTTTACCTGCCGAGGTTATTATTTTTTTTATTCCCTCTTCACTATTTATTTGATTAAATAATATTTCTTTTGGATTTATATCTGGAAAAACATTTTTTAAAACACCAGAATATTTTATATTACTATGTGTCCCACCAAATAATCTTACTTTTGTTCTTTTTGCTTGGTCTAAAGATGTTTTACTTATTACACCAGAATTAAATTTACTTTGTAACTTTTCAATACGAGAATCCATTACTTGTTCAAAAGTTAATGTATCTAAAGCACTAGTAACAGTACCTTCACTTGCATATTTATTTATAAAACCACCATCTTGAAAAGACATATTAAAACCTATACTTGCTTTTTTATCTTTTGGGTTTATTGAAAAACCAATACTTTTATTTTCACCAACATCAATTGAACCACCCAATTCTTGATTTACTATTGAACTAACAACAGTAGATAAAACAGGATATTCTTTTATAATATTCTCTGCTTTTTTATATACTGTAGTTTCTTTAGCTTCATCTTTAATTAAAGTTTGTAAAGACTCTAAAGCTTTTTTTTCTTCCTCTGTCATTAGTATCCAAAAATCCTATCTACGGGTTCATACGTCTCTGCTTTTATTTTATTTATATTATACAAAGCCCTTTGTCTTTCCCCTGTTTGTCTTGTCATAATCATATAACGTAAGGCATCATATGCATGGTCATCTGTTTTTGTATCAACATCCTCTGCATTATTCTTTGCATAAGGTATTGTTGGTAGTGTTCTAACTAAATTAGTACAAGTAGAAAATATTTTTAATTGAGGTTCCCCTGTTTTTTCTTTTATGGCTAACCTTCTATGTAATTCTACTTTGCCACCTATTCTATCTCTGTTTGATGGTACAAACCTAACCCCTGTTAATATAATACTATTTGCTATACTAGGGCCTATACCCGACTTGTTCCAACAACTGGCATCAAGTACTGAAGTGTGCATTGGAGGGTCATAAACTTCTAAATCATTTATTTTATTTGCAAGTTGTTCACCCGTAAGCCCACTTTGATATAGTTCCCTATATATAATAATATTACCATCCCAATCGACTGCACCCCACAGGACACAGCTTGGCGAGGAATATCCATAATCGGCAGAACGTATTCTAATCCAATTATGTGGCATATCGTAAGGTTCAATAACGTGTACGACCTTACTAAATTCTGGAAATGCCGCACCTTCTGCAACATCCCAATCTCCATCTAATAATCTCTTTCTTTCTACTTCTGGTAAAGATGATAGCATTGCTTCATACTCACCAGACTCAGCTAAATACGGATTATCTGTTAATCGTGCAGGTATAAATTTACGATGAAATAAAGGTTCACCTGCTTTTTCGTGATATCTACCAAATTTAAGTACATCACCTGTATCTATATCCGTAGCATAAAATGGTTCACCCGGTATTACTGGGTCTACAAACATTTTCTTTATCCACCAACCACCAACACCTCCCGGATTTGATGATGCTCTCATATATGTTTCAATACTTTTATCAGTACTACGCAAACGAGAACGTAAATAATTCCAAACATAAGGAGTTGGATAATGTCCTAATTCATCTACACCAATCCATGTAAATGCTTGTCCTTGATACCTTGTTACATCGCTGTCTTTGTCAACATATGAAAATAATGCTGTTGCACCAGACGGAAAATGCCATGTACTCTTTGATTCTTTAAATATAGCACCCGGAAATGCTTTTGAATATAATTTTCTACTATTATCTATTAATTCTGTTAATTCTGCTAGTGTTCTTCTTAATAGTAGTGCTCTGTGATTAGGATTATGACAGTATCGTAATAAATCGACTAATAATGCAAATGATTTTCCACCACCTGCCGCCCCACCATATAATACTTCTTTCTCTGGTGACGCTAAAAACTTAGTTTGTGGCCCTTTATTAGGCATAAAAACTACTTCAGAATTGTCTTTTAATAACTCTTTAACTGATTTTGGTACAGAATCAAGTAGTTCACCAGTTATTGAACCGCCCTTTTTGTTGATTGCATCAACTGTTTTTAAACTTTCCCGTAATCGTTTTGCCTGTTGCTTTTGATTATCGGCTTTTTTGACAGATTGCTGTACTTGTTTCTCTTTTTTCCTTAGTTTTTGTCTCGCCTCAATACGTGCTCGTTGCGCTAAACTAAAATTGTATCGTCTTGTCATTCATTTATAACTTTAATTTTATCTTTAGCCGGTAACATTACAAC